TTTTATAAATTCATCATCATATTTCTTATATGTCGCATATACTTTTTTGTATTCTTTATCAACATCTTCATTAATTATAGGTTGAAGAAACAAATTTTTATAATTAATAACACCTGCACAATTATCTATCTTACAATGTGTATCTATAAATTCACACACCTTCTTTATCTTGGACTCTACACTTGTTTTTGTATGGTCTCCTTCAATTGAACTACATAAATAACTATACAATTGTTTTGTAAATTTTACATTACCATCCGTTTGTAACTTGGAAGTCAATCCTATTACTTGCATACTAGCCTTCATACTTTGATACAATTCATACAAGATATCTGGAGACATCTTTCGTAATACCAACTGACGAAGCATCTTCTGGACGTCTTTAATTTTCAATAAACTTTTTCTGAATTCTCCAATACTATCCATATTGTAATATTCAATAGTTTGTTCTATCATCTCATATTCTTGAGTAAGCCATTTGACATCATTTGTTGGGTTTGTAATTAATGTATTAAAACTCCGTTTTCCCATTGGTGTTTGACAAGTATTCAAGAAGTTTTTAACAGAAGATTTTTTACCATAAGAAGTACTATTATTCACTTTCTCTTCTACTATATTCAACTGTGATAAAGTATGATTTGCTAATACAACACGATTGTTCATAGTATGAAAGTTAGGTAATTCTATTTTCTTTACCAGATTTGGATTATGTTCTTTTATAAAATTCAACAAATAACAATAACTTTGTGTTCCAAATTGATTTTCACGAAATTCGCTACATACATCGTACGTATTCACATTAAAATATTGTTGTAATAGTTCTTTTTGAAAGGTTTGTTTTTCACAATTCTTAGACATGGGTTCAATAGTTGGATCTTTATAATGAATTGTTCCTATATCGCACCCTATCATATCTAGTATTTTACGTTGATATTCCATTGGTTCTTTGCTAATGATAATACATTCTGATGGGTTATTCACTGTATAATAACGATGTAATTCATCAAACATAGATGGAGTTATTTTTTTGTCATTCTCAATTGATAATTGATATTCAACCATTGTAGTCTTTCCACTGATAACATTTACAGTAGCACCACCATACACTAAAATATAATTCTTGTTGTCTCGTACATTAATCATTTTTTTTACAGTTTCTATCCATATACACATAATAATATTTGAAAAATTCACTTGTTCTGGTAATACATTGGATACATACGTTCCAGGTGAAAATATATTATCTAACACTCGATTCTTTTTTTTTGAACCGGGAATTTCTACTTCTACAAATGTAACCACTGTATACCCATTCTCAAGAGAAGTTACAATATGCTTATCTATTGTGCTAATAGTGGTTCCGGCCATATAAATAGGACAATCTTTATAGGATTGTTTTTTATCAACAACACGGAAACCTATTAAATCAGAAACCTCTTCTATATTGCTTCCTTTTATAGTTCCTTTTTCCTTGTACCCATACATTTCAAAGAAACCACCTACTTGCATAAACACAATGGTTTTTTCTCCATACTTCTCTTTGTATATAAGAGTGGTATTAAAATATAATTCAGCAACTGAGGTCTCCTCTTTTGTCATTAATTAGTTAACAAAAATACATTTATATCATTTTGGACTCACTTTTGCGACATTTTTAATTCCATTAATATTTTGGATATCACTACAAATACTGTATAAAGTGACATTCTTGATTCCAATAAATATTTTGCATAATATAATTTATTTAACATACTTGCTTGTGTTTCAGGCACTTTTTGTCCGGACAAGAACAATTCATTTATTATTATATCTAGATTTCCCAACAATACTCTACGATTATAACCAGAACGTAACAAATGAATCAGATTCTCTAGCAATTTAATTATTTGTTCTTTTTCTTCTTCAGGACTAGGTGTTGGTTCAGGAACAGGTTCTGGTGTTGGTTCAGGAACAGGTTCTGGTGTTGGTTCAGGTGCGGGTATTGGCACAGGAACAGGTTCTGGTGTTGGTTCAGGTGCGGGTATTGGCACAGGAACAGGTTCTGGGATTTCTTCTTTTAAAGGCAATACATTTTCTTCAAATTTACCCATCCAATTACATGGAGGACTTACATTTTGAGAAACATTCACTACATCAGTTATTGGGTTATATGCATACCCTATACCCATTTTAGTTTGTTCTTTCCATATTAAACAGGTAAAATGTCCTGTTTCTGATGAAAATCCAGGATTATTGTAATCATATAATTTTATTTCCTCATACCACAAATCAATACTTTTTTTAATTAATTCCATCACATTATTTCCATATCCTTTAAAATAAGCCAAATTCTCACCATAATCACGGTTATTGCTATGTTGAAAAAGACCTGTTTGGGTCAAATATTTGGCCCATCCTTGTGAAAACGTTGCAATTTCATCATCATATTCAATGGCAGGTGCATTATGTTTTGCTCTATACATATTGACATAATCCAATACTTCTTGTTTTTGTTCTTGAGACATTACTGGTTCTACTATAGACATTGTAAAACTATATATGAAGGGGACTAAAATATAATGTTTACTTTAGAACATTATACATTGTAATTATTATAAACAATTATTATGATTTAGAAAATTGAATATAATTTTACTATCATTATTGTTAATATCAAAGAAACAAATATGGAATACGGTCATTTTATTGATTTATCCGAAAATGTACTTATATCTAACTATACCGCAAATGGTAATGCAATTTACATAAGACAACCTAAACAAACAGTGGTTAGTGTTCTACCATCTTTACAGACTATCCAAGATACAGAAAGCAGATATTCATTGGATGAGTTATTTAATGAGGAAATTGATTATTCTATTGAACCATCCTATTCTCCTACAAATATTACAACCAGACCTACTTCGCCAACCAGTGAAATTATCGTGTTATTACGGTCGTTATTCAGACGGGAGGTCTTGAACGCATGCGCTGGTCCAATTATTGTTTCCGTAGCTACCATTTTATTCGTTTGTTCATTCTTCTGAATTCATATAATTAAATAGCAAATTCTCTGAATTATGATTCTTCACTTCACCACAAAGCATTAAAGCTGATTCAAACATCTTCCTTAACACATCATTTGGTGTTGTTGACCCTACTTTTATAAATCCATTTTTTATTAAATATCGTTTTACCTCTGTAATTGGGGTTAATTTTAATTGTTGTTGCTGGTCACTTATTTTTCTTCTAACTGTTTTGTTTGATACCAGCACTCCTATTTTCGAATAATATTTTGATCTACCCAATTTATACGTTCTTACTACCCTCCTTTTTTGTCGTTTATATTTTGTTTGTTTTTTTTGAGGTTCTTCATAAGTAGGTAATATTGATTTTTCTTCTTCAATCTGTATTGGTAATTTTGGCAATTCTTTGGGTTGTATTTCTGCACTGTACTGTTGGTCATTGATATCTTTATTTATTGTTAATGGTTCTCTATGACTGCTTGTTTTATTTAACCAGTTTCGATACGTTGGTAAATTACCATTCTTTAAACACCCATATTCAGGTTGTGAGATTACCTGTGAAACAGGAGTAGGTGGAATATTTACAGAAGTAGATTGTTGTATTGGTTGTTGATTTTTCAAAGTTGTATTTAAAGATGTTCGGGGGGATGGTTGTAATTTATTTAAATATTCTTTTGCTTGTTCAAAGGAACTATTAAACCCTTTTTTATTATCTATTTGATTGGATTGAATTAAGGATGGGGGGTCTTTTTTCTCGGTAAACATCTCATTATAATTTTTTTGCTGTTGTTCTCGTATCATACGCAATAGAGCTCGCTTCCGCATTGTCTCATTCCTTGTAGGCATTTTAGGAGGTTTCATTTTTATTTTGTTTGACGTTGGTTTTTTCTTCTGAGTTTTATTCGGGGCAAAAGAAAAATCTGACAAATTTACATTTAATACCTTTTTTTCTGAACTCATGTTGTTATTATATCCTATATTTTTTATTTTGTTATAACGGATTTATTACATATACATCATATGTAAATGTTCCATATTTTTTTCTTTTTTACATTTATTTTTTTTATACATACTATAACCCTTATCTAAATCATCCATAGTAATTCGTTTTTTTACAGAATTATCTTTTCCATAAATACGACGTCCATGGTTTACTTTTACATACGTAAATAATGATTCCATATCTCTACCATAAAATGTAAACTGTTCTTTTTTTGATTCAAACCACTTTACATCTATTTGTTCTGAATCATCCCAAACCCATTCTTGTTCTGACATTTGTTTTTCAAATATTTGTTTTAACTCAATTGGAGTGTAGGATTCTATGTTAAATCTCCAAATAAAGCGTGAATTCATACCTTTATTAACACGAAAAAATGTATTGTCTAATTCTTCCTTATAACCTGCAATAATAACCATTAATTTTTCTTTATGATCGCTTAATGCTTCACATAGTGTATCAATACACTCTTTTGAATAACTGTCTGATGAACCTTGACCCGTATCCGCTAACGAATATGCTTCATCAATGAATAATACACCACCCATGCACTCTTCTATTACCTTGGTGGTCTTCATTGCTGTTTGACCTAAATATCCAGCTACAAGATCGCTACGAGTTACCTTTTTAAATATATTCTTTTCCAATATTCCCAATTTGGAATACATACGCCCTATAATTTTTGCAATTTCTGTTTTTCCTGTTCCAGGTGGTCCATAAATAACAGTATGTTTAAAGTCTGTACTTTTACTACTGACATCTAACCGTTGAATAAAATATAACAGTTGATCTATTATTGTAGATTTTAATTCATCCATACCTATCATTCCATCTAACAACGTTAATTCTAGTTTTATATTATGTAAACGCTTCAAATCAATGTTATAACTATAACGTTCTTCATAAGGATTATCATTAATTATTTTCAACAAGTCTTTTACACTGTTTATCTCAGTATGTATTGTCTTTTTTTCTTTGTCTTTTTCAACAATAGAAGAAGTGCCGGGTTCAGGAAAAGATGGCAGAATATATTTATTTTTTTTAGTCCAATTATCGTATCCATTTTCCTTAATAGAGGTATTCCATTGGGAATTCGAAAAATAATCATAATATCCGTTTGACTGTTCAGTATAAAAACTATTTCCTTGTTTAATACATAATTTACTATGATTTTCGAAATA